GAGTAATACCAATGCCTAACAACATGATTATTCAAATGCCTAACGGCACTAAACTGTCCATCACACAGGGTGTAGGCATGATGGGTGACAGAGGTGATGGCTCTATTGAAGTGGGTGTCCTTGACAGTAAGGGCAACTTGATTGGTGAGCCACGTGGCTATGTAGATGGGTCACAATTACACCAGATACTAGAGAGGATGCTGTAATGGTACTGACTGCCCTGACCTGTATTGCTTTGAACGTATACTTTGAAGCACGTAATGACAATATGTCGGGGCAGTATGCTGTGGCTCATGTTGTACTCAACAGGGTACAGGATAACCGCTGGCCTAATGATGTATGTAATGTTATAACACAACGTAATGATGATAACGTCTGCCAGTTTAGCTGGTATTGTGATGGTAAGACAGACAAGCCTGATGATGAATATGCTTGGGCATATGCTCAGATGGTGGCGGCAGATGTACTACGTGGCGAAGTCCCTGACTTTACTGGTGGATCAACCCACTATCATGCGTACTATGTCAAGCCCTATTGGGCTGACAAGATGCTATACCAAGGAGACTTTGGCTCTCATTATTTCTTCAGAGAAATTGATGGCCTCAACAGATAACACTTGCTATCGTTACTAGTATAGGTTAATATATCTATACAACAGGGGCATAGTTGCCCACAACCTTTTGAAAGGAACAGCCAATGGCTTTCGACATGATCCCAGACCACCTCGACTTTGCGGTAGCATATGAGGACACAAAGATGACAGATAAGAAGTACGTGGTAAACGCAGACAGTGGGCAGTACATGGGTATTGTCGGTAAGTCTTTCCAGTGTGCATCACATGGTGACTTCTATCGTGGCGTCATGGAAACAGTGACAGAGGAACTGTCAGACTATGAGGTGGCAGACGCTAAGTCTGAGTGGCGCACCGCCCGTAACGGGGCATGGGCTATGCTTGACATTACTCTGCCCAATATGAAAGGCACTATCACCACAGACAAACATGAGACAAGCATTGGCAACCGTATCATATCTTTGCATGGCATTGATGGGTCATGTTCCAATCAGGTATTCTTTGGGGCTATTGATTTCTTCTGTACCAATGGTATGATTACTGGTGACTATGACAAGGTGCGTAAGAAGAACACCGCCAACTTTACCCTTGATGGTTTCATTAAAGAATTGACACGTGCAAGGGGTGACTTCTATGACACCGCTGAAAAGATGCAGGTCTGGGCTAACACCTCAACCAAGTATGTCAATGTCAAGTCACTGCTTGATGATATGATTTCATCTAAACGTAAGGCAGAGAAAATGTTTGCCTTGTACAGCCATGAAGCTAATATCCGTGGGCATAACAAGTTCTCTTTGTACTCTGCCTTTACCAACTATGCCAGCTATGCTGATGAACGTAATGGGTTCAACCTAAAGAACACAGGCAATGACACTCAAGCTGTCAGCATGTGGGGCCGTGAGCAAGAGGTGAGCAAGTGGGTCAGTGATGATCGTTTTGCATTACTTGAGGCAGCGTAGTGCGAAACGGCGCACACATAACAGGAAAAGAAGCAGTCTTACTAGGGCTGCCTCTTAAATATGGTGACACAGTCAATGGCAAATTCTTCAAAAATTATGAAATGAGTAGAGTTACAGGACACATAGGGGCTAAGTTTAAGGAACCAAATTGGGCAGAGAACCAACGTGCAACTCGGATGCGAAAAAGACATAAAGTAAAAAGGTTTACCCAAAGAGTAAAGAGGATGTACGGGTGTAAGAATTGTGGCTACAAGAAATGTGTTGCTGCCCTACACTTTCATCATGTGTTTCCTGAAGAAAAAATAAAAGCGGTAAGTAAGATGGATGATTGGAACGCAGTAAAAAAAGAGATGAGAAAGTGTATCATACTTTGTGCCAACTGCCATTCAGAAGTTGAAGAAATAGAAAGGCTAAATGATGACAAACCTACCACGCTTTGTACAGAAACGTAAACAACCTAAAGGTGCAGCATCCTATCGCTTTAACCCACCTCAGTATCTAGTGGATGCTGGGGTGGTGGAGCGTAAGGAATGGGGCAGTGACCTCAAGCAAGTTAAGTTACTCGCCAAAGAGTTGAATGATAGTATTGACACATACCGTGAAGAACTAAGTAAGGTACTTACTATTAAGACCAGCAGCACTGTTGCAAATTTGTCACACTACTACTATGCCTCCAATGATTTCAAGGCGTTACGTCATACCACTAAGGTAGATTACAAGTACTTCATTGGTCTGCTGTGTGCGGCAATAGGTCACAGAAGGTATGATAGTATTACCTCTAAGGTTGCAAAGGAGTTGTACGAACAGTGGGTCACTAGAGGTATTAGCTATGCTAATCATGCTGCTACCTGTGCTAGTCGAGTGTTTAATTACGCCATTGAAATGGAACAGGTTACAGTAAATCCTTTTACTAATATTAAACGTAAGACTATACCTCAACGTAAAGTTGTATGGACACATGCCAATGTAGTGTCCTTTCTTGACGTAGCCTTTGACAAGTATGAGTACAGAAATGTAGGTCTGATTGTGGCTATGGCGTACCAGTGGTGTCAACGTCTAGGTGACATGCGTATGTTGACATGGAACAGTATCGACTTCCAGCGACAGCGTATGTACCTTGAACAGTCCAAGCGTAGGGCCGAAGTGTTCTTGCCTATTGATGATGAACTATTCGCTATGATTAATGATCAGTACGAAGACTTTGGTTTTCAGTCTTACGTTTCACCACATCCTCAACCTGTTGATGGGGCTTTCAATCCATATGCTATGGAGAGACTATCTAAAGTTGGTAGGAAGATCATGCGAGAGGCAGAACTACCAGATGATCTACGTCTTATGGACTTGCGTAGGACAGGGGTGACACAAATGATGGAGGCTGGTGTGCCTTTACCACAGATTATGTCAGTGACAGGACACACACATGTTGCATCTGTGAAACCATACATGAAAAATACTTTTACATCTGCAAATAATGCCTTGACAACACGTTATGCTCATGTAGAATCGAACACTGTGAGTAACACATAAGGATTTACATAATGAATATAATAGAAATTATAAATGACTTACAGTTAAGTGTTGGTGATAGTAAACGCATGGCATGTCCAGTGTGTCACACTAAGAATACATTTACTATTACTAATACAATGGGTAAGATTGTTTGGAATTGTTACAGGGCTAGTTGTCCTGTGTCTGGTGGTACAAATGTGGCACTGTCTGTTGGTGATGTTCGTAAGGCTCTAGGATTTATGGAGCCAGAGGACGCCAAGCCTGTCCCATTTTTAAAGCCTGACTACCTAGTCAATGATGGGCCTGAGTGTTGGGAATACCTCAAGCAGTATGGTATGTCACCTAAAGATGTTACTGTGTTGTATGACGTAAAGGATCACCGCATTGTCTTTCCTGTACTGGATGAACGGGGTGTGATGGTGGATGGATCAGGCAGAGCCTTGGGAAAAAGAATACCCAAGTGGAAACGATATGGTAATAGTGACTTGCCATATCATTGTGGCTGTGGTAATGTCGCTGTAGTGGTGGAGGACAGCGTTAGTGCCGCAGTTGTAGGTGCGACAGTGAATAAGCTGGATGCCTCTGAAGATGATGTATATGTCGGGGTGGCTGTGTTGGGTACATCATTATCGGAGGGACACAAGAGGTACTTGTCGCAGTTCTCCACCATAATAGTAGCACTTGACCCCGATGCCTTACCCAAGTCACTAAAGTTTGCTAAAGAATTACGTACCTATTGTAAAGATGTACGAGTATTAAAGTTGACAGACGATTTAAAATACAGTAACCCTGACGATATCACTAATCTGATAACCCTAACACAAGGATAAACCCGACATGGAATTAGCACTAATACGAAGTCTGATGAACAAAGAGTTCTATGACAGTCACCGTGGATCACGCTGCCCAGAACGCCTGTTCAGCCCTGATGTACGCAAGATCAAGAAGGCAATCGACGGTGCTATGCAACGGTATGAACGCACCGTTACACCTGATGAGATTGAGGCGTTGTTTATGTCAAGCAATGCCACCCTTACCACCGCACAGAAGACTGCCTATGGTGCATTGTTTGCCACCGTAAAGAGAGAGCAGCCTATGGGTGAGGACATTGCACAAGAGGTGCTGTCTAAGCTGTTTCAACAGGTGATTGGTGAGGACATTGCCAACCTTGGCTTTGACTATGTGAACGGCACAAAGGATACCCTTGAGCCATTACGTAATATGCTTGAACAGTATGGTGATGACTTTACACCCAAGCTAAACATTGAATGGGAAGACACAAGCATTGACCACATCCTTGCACTCAACAGCCTTGAGAGCCAGTGGACATTCAACATTCCTACCCTTACC